CCCTGACCCATCGCCGCAACCCGTTCGCGGTCAACGACATATTCACCAGGAGAGAGCCGCGCATTGACCTTATCATTTGCATAACTGTTGCCCCCGGAGGCCATTCCCGGGACCCATCCGCCGTAAGCACCGTAAAGCGATCCTCCACCATATATATCGCCCCCGCTGGCAGCACTGCCCGTGCCCCCATCTCCACCACTACCGCTTATAAGACCTTTCCCGAAATCCCATAAATCGACAATAATATCTAATACTTTTGTGCTGGCGGCGGTCCAAGCCGCCTCAAACCACATCAAAATTTTCTTTGCCGCCGCGTTAATAACCATCTCCCCTATGATATCAGTGAACTTTCTGAGCATCGCGTCCGAGAAGGTTTCCCAAACGGCCTGAACGTCTACCGTCCCCGTTTTGATGCCTTCAAATAGGATGTCGGAAACGGCTTTTTTTGACTCGTTGGCAAAGGTATTGAATATCTCATAACCGGCAGTTCCGAAGGTCTTTGCATTCGTTTCCATTTCAAGATAGCCTGCTTTGACGCCGTCCATGAAATTATCTGAGCTTTTCAGCTTTTGAATGTCGAGTCTTTTCAGTTCTTCCGTATATTTTGCCTGGAGCAATTTCCTTATTTTAAGGGCATCTGCCGTGGATGTGTTTTCGTCGATTAATGTCTTTTCGTATGCCGCCAGTTCCTTCTTGAGTGTATCCACCTGGAAGTCAAAATACTCCCCGCCGTATTTCTTCAGGTCTTTGTAGAGGCTCCGGTAGGCGTCGAGCTTGTCGGCTGCAGCCTTCTTTTCATCATCAGCGGCCTTCTCGGCTCTCTTCTTATCTTCAGCGGCATACTTCTTCAGGATGTCGTTGCGTTCCTTTTCTTCCTCCTCCTCAAATTTCGTTTCCGCATTGATTATCTTCACCCATTCGGCGCTGACCTCTCGGTTGATCTTGATTTCCGCCGCTGCCATATCCTTCATGGCTTTTTCGCGTTCCGCGTCCTGCTGCTCCTCAAACTTTGCCATACCGAGCCAGATTTTCTTTGACTCGTTGCGGATCTCCTCTTCGAGTTTGATCTGGGCTTCGGCGGACTTTACCTGGGCCGCTTTTTGCTTTTCCGTTAGCTCCACCGTATCGTTAGATAGCTTTTCCGCCGAGATTAGGATTTCCTTGGCCGCTGCTGCGCTGGTTACGGGCACTTCTTTTATCTTGGCCTGCCACCCTTTCACCGTGCTGATAACGGTGTCATAGCCCTTATTGGTTTTATCGATGTCGGCCAGCACGCCGGCGGTTACATCCGCGCTCGATGCTCTGAACTGGCCGAACCCATGTAATGAGTCGAATGGATTGACATCCAGGGCTCCTATCTGTACCAACCCGAGAAAGATTTTATCCAATGGGGCGAGGGCGAAACGCAGCCCCGTCATAAGCCCCTCCATGGCAAACCCTATCGCCTGGAATGCAGCCGTCCCGACAAGCTTGATCCCCAGCCATGCGTTATGGAATCCGCGCATTACCTCAAGTGCCGTTACTAACCCATCGACAACATAGAGTATCCCGCCCTTAACGAGCTCCATCAGGTATTCGCGGTTGTCCTTGATGTACTGACCCCACTCCTTGAACTGATTACTGGCAATCAAGACGACATCTGCAAGGAACTGGTTTTTAGTGATAACAAAACCGATCTCCTCCTTCATGTCCCCGAGATCATTTTTCGCCGCCTTCATGGCCCCGCCAAATGTCTTGCGGGCAGCCTCTGCGGCACCGCCCATCTGAGTCTCAAGCTCTCGAAGGATCAGGTTTTGCGCCCCGGCCACATCCCCGGTTTCAACCATGGCCTTGATTACAGATTTCTGTGACTCGGTGAACTGTATCCCGGATCGGCCCAGAGCCGTAAGTCCCAAGACAGGATCGTTCAACGCCTTGCCGAGCATTATTGCTGCGGATTTTGCATCCTGCCCCAGCACCTCGCTCATATCGAGGGCGGCTTTCGTGGCACGTTCAAAACCTTCTCCCCGAAGGTTCTTGAACGTGGCCAGGATCGCCATGCTACCCATTATGAGTTCATCACCAACAGTCGTAACTCCTTGCATGGACGCAGCCATTGCCTTCATCTGCTCAAGGCTGTACCCGGCTGCCCCGCCGGTGGCCCTGATAACTGCCCCTAATTTTGCCTCTGCCGCCTCCTGAACATTGGCCGCTGCTACGGCTTCCTCTGCAAATTGACTGACAGCGGAATAAACTTTCCTGATGGCCATACCGACAGCAACAGCCGCCGCACCATATGCCACCCAATGCTGCTTCAGATCACCAAGGAAGGTTTTTTGATGGCCAAACTGCTGCTCGTTTAACTGTTTCAGTTTTTCGTTTTTAGCCTGTTCCGCCCGAACGATGTCCTGGGCGGTGGAGGTGGCATGTTTCTTGATACCTTCATAGGAGGCAATAGCCGCCTGCTTTTGGGATTCAAACATCCGGTCGGATTTGATTCCGAGGTTCTTGAACTCCTGCTCAAACTTCTGCGTTCCTTCAATACTCTTATTATAGGCGAGCTTGAGCTTTTTCTCGAAGGGAGTTAGATCGAGATCCATCTCCGCGAACATCGTTCCAACAGGTTTTCCAGCCATTATTCTGCCCGCCCTATATACGTACTGATACCCGCCTGATTAAGCCCGCCCGCTTCATAGTCACCCTGTATCGCAGCCCTTGCGGTTGTTGGAGCTTTTGCTATTGCGGGACGAAGAAACGATTTTGCGCCGCCCTTCCATTCCCCCCGCCCATATTCCGTCTGCAAGGCCCACCATGTTTTGAAGTTCCCGGCATAAATTCTCACATTACGCGATTTATCATTACGCAAACGGACAACGCGGATGGTTGCCACGAGAGCGCCAGGGGTCCTTTCCATCCATGCATCTGTTCGCCCTGGAGGAACCGGACGGGTAATCGGAAGCCCTTTGATTTTACTTTGTAAAATTCGTTTTGCATCAGCCGCTACGAGTTTTGCTGCGGCCTCAAGCCGATCCACTCCTAATTTGGCAAAAGCCGCCTGAAAAGGTTCCGGGTTCCAGTTGATCATTTTCGCCATCACCGCTCCCCCAAAAAGTGATGGAAAGCCTGCCGGACTTTCACAAGGCAATCCCATTGATCTTTCACGCCCCTGATTCTCATCGCGCTTTCCACCGCAGGAATCGAGATATCCACAATCACGGTATGGGGATATGGCACCCCATTTTCTACGGCAATCTCCATCCGGGTCACATACTGCCGCCTGGTCGCCATATAGACCTCGGCGGCATCCTCATTCTCTTCCACCAGTTGCACCCGGCATGATTCGCATTTCGCGTTACCGGGTACGGCCCTTTCTGGATGAAACTTTCGGCAGTTGGGGCAAGTGGGGAGATAATCGTCCATCCACTCGACCCAGTCTGTCAGTTTTTTTCCGTTCCTGCCGCCTCTGCCTCTTCCATCTCATGTATTAACTTAAGGCATCGAGCAAGAAAGCGGTCAAATTCACCCCTGTCTGCTCCTTCTCTGCGGATCGTACCATTGAGAAGTTTCAGTTTGTTTTCACGGGTAAACTCTATCCCCGCGTTTCTTTCCCCGATCAGCGCATAGTCAAGGGCATCATCACGTTGTTCTTCCATCTCTTCTTGTGTCGGCTCTTCATAATATCCAACCCTCTCCATCGCCCGTGATAGGGGATTAAGAAAGGGCTGGTATTTCTTTTTGCGAGCCTTTAGTTTCAGAGTGTAGAAAGGGACCATGCTCCTGACACAAAACTCTGCCGCGTCAGGTTCTGGATCATCGAAGATAACTGCGGCTTCAAGATCCTTTTGGGCCGCCTCCTGTTCCGCAGGCGTTAATGTGCGGTTTTCCGCTGCTGCGGCTAAGGAGACCGCTTCGAGCTTTTTCTGCGCCTTTTCTTTTTTCTTTTTATCTAAGCGCGATGTCGCGAAGGGAAACCAATACCCCTCTGATTCAGGCTTTGTCGCTCGTTCCTTAAACGCTGTCATATTACTGCCTTTCTGCCCTTACGGGCTGTTATTACGATCCGACTCTTTCCAGGTATGCGCCGGATACCTGCGCGGTGAAAGCCACCTTGCCGATTCCGCTCCGGGGCATCGTGGTGGGTTCGTAGCCACCCGTGAGGAAGATTTCCCCGCCGGCAGCCACTTGCCAATAAGCTGTCGCGGTTTCATAGAGATAGAGATTCGTACAGCCGAGACCGCTCTTTGCTACCGTCGCAAGCGCCGCCTGTCCGGTCGTATTGGCCGGATCATAGTTGCCTGAAAAGCTGATCGTCCCTGCATCGCCGAGCTGTAAGGCTATGTATTCCGCCGCCCCGGTATCCCCAAAAGCCGGGTCTTTCTTGACGAGTTCCATCTTAAAGCCGCTCGTCGACCATTCCGTGATTTCGGCAATAACAACGGTGCCGTACATCACCTTTCCCGCCTTGCCACTGAGTTTTGCCATTTTACTGTCCTCCTTGTTTTGTCGCTGTTGGTCAGGGCAACAAAAAACGGCAGCTGGTTAGGTGGTTAGCCCTAACCGGCTGCCGTTAAATGTTCTTACGTCCCTCTTTAGTTGGCCGACCTTAGAGAGAACCCTGATTGTTAGTTATGCCGCTTCCCCTTCCCCTTCCTTGAACCCGATCGCGGTTGTATCAATCCGCCCGATCTCGTGATATTTTTCCCAGAGCCATTTGAAATTACTGCAATACTTTTCATTCGGTCGCCAGTGCATGTCACGGAGGCAATAGTGCTCTGCATAAGCGTCGATGATCCACACACTCCCGCCCATTTCCCACGCCTGAAGGACGACCAGTGAGCCGTAAAGGTCAAATCCTTCCAAGGCTTCGTTGAACCGGAAACCCGATTTCATATTGATGATGATGCAGCACTCGTCAAAACAACAGGCTGGAATTGGAAAGTCATGGATATCTGAGGTGTCAAAATAGTTGGGTATCCTCATATCCCGAAATACCCCGGCAATCCTGCCCTCCATATCCTTTCCTACGATCCCGGCACACACCCAGTTATCCGGCAGCTTTGCCAGTTGCGCCCGTACCTTTGGCAGCCAATCGGCTTTATAGTGCATGTCCTGATGACTGAGTACCGCGATGTCCGCCCCTTCCGCTTCGATGATATCGAGGAGCTTGTTTAGCCCCTTCGTTGCCGTTTCCGGTTGCTTGATATAATGGGCTTCCACCCCTGACAGTTCGGACTGTTGGAATACCTGTGAGAACCGCACCCAATCGTCCAACAAGATTCCGAATGAAATCTTCATCGGTGCCCGGTTGATCAGTTCCAGATAGCGAACGACGATCTTCTGGGCGTCATGATGTTCCTTAACATAGGTGTAGAGCAAATCTGAATCCCATTGATCATATTTCTCCAACTCCGCATCTATCCACTCGCGGGTAAGAGGATGCTTGAACCTCCGGCCCGAGAAGTTGCAGACGGCAATTTCCCGGATATTGTCATGGTTGACGTACCCATCCCCATATGAGCCGATATACTCCCGATTGTCAGCCACCAGGACCAGCTTTCCCTGTGCCATAGCTTCGAGGGCTCCGCGTCCGAGAGTGATCACGAGGTCCGCCCAGGCAATTTGATCCTCTATCGGGGTGCCAATATCGCTGTCCCGGACTTCATATTTTTCAGAGAGGAAGGAAAACCAATCCTCCCTTGATCCTGCCGCCCTGCGGATGATCAGGATCTTTTTCAGTTCTGCACCGGGCCTGATCTGTTCCCCGATCTTGATCGGTTGGCCTATGACTTCGCTGTTTATCCCGTGGTAGCGGTTAAATCCTTTTACTTCCTCAGAAACGGAAATATAGTGATCCGCCCCCAGGCGGAAAACTTCATCGCCGATGATCCCGTGGCTTATGCAGACCTTCCGGGCAGGGTTATCCTTGACCGCGGCCAGCTTTTCGGCATGGCTGCAAATGATGAAATCCCAGGTGTCCGCAGTAAATTGCTCCGGTGTCGTGGTGGCCGTCACATCATGCCCCATTTCGATCAGGGTATCCGCCACGCACTTCATGAACCGGCTTGATCCGCCCTCATAGGCTGACCCTGAAATGTATTTTGCGGTGATGAGAATCTTCATTTCAAAACCACGCCTTTCTGTTCTTTTTCATCCCATTTTATAAGAGGTCTGCCAAAATCCGATTGATTATGTATGGCTTTTCCTTTACGTTTCAGCCATTTCGTTTTATATGGTTCAGGATAATTCGCAGCATAATAATCGCAAGTCTTTTCCCATTCCTCTATCGAAATGGCCTTGCCGTAGTGCTTGACATATCCCGCATATAACGGTTTAGCGCCAAACCCCAGCAACGCTTCTCGCTGATCTGGCACGCAATATCTAACGCTAGGCGTGTTCCTGAACATCATCAAAATATTTCGATACTCAGGCCCCATCCATTGCCTGTCGTGATAGGGTTTGTCCTTATCTTCCTCGGTGATATAGAAATCAAACAGTTGCATGATCACGCCGTCATAATTCTCGTATCCTTTGAAATCCCAATCGATTCTCTCGTCAGCATCGAAGTATAGTATCCACTCCGGATTATCTTTTTGTGCTTCTTTCAGGATTCTTTGCCGTGTTTGATGCTCGGCCCTGAGTCTATCGGAATCCCAACTCACCCCCCGCACGACACTTTTGACTTTCGGGTGAGCATTGCAGATAGCAGCCGTAGCGTCAGACGAGCAATCATCATAAACATACAAGGCATCACAAAATGAGAAATGATCAAGGGTGTCTTGAATTATCTCCTGTTCGTTTCTGATTTTAGTGATTCCCGCGAGCCTCATGCGAATTCCGCCCTTTCTTCCGCCGTCTGATCCCACTCGTCGGCAGCCTGTAAAGCCTCTGCGGGGGTCCGCATTGTGATGGCGTCAAACATTCTTTCTGTTCTGCCATCCCCCATCGTCAAGGCGATTTCGATCCAATTAAACGCTATCCATTCCGAGCGGGTGATTTGCGAAAGTGGCTTCCCTTCCTCAGCCGCCTCTTTTGCAGCCAACAAAGCCTCATCATGTTCCCTTACCGCCTTCACTTCCGCTATTGCTGCATCAAGATTTTCCATGATTTCCTTTCTATACCTTCTGGGTCGTGATTTCGTATTCCTGCGACCAGTGACGGATTTGTGTCGTCCCTTTTACCGTCGTGATTTCTTCAGTAAATGTCTGTTTAGCGCCTCGCTTACACCAGATAAGTATATCCGTAACTGTCCCGGTGGGCGGAATGGTCATACTGCAATCATCAAAGAGCGCCTTCAAGTCTTTGAGCATGGTAGTGATTTCCGCAGCCGCCTGAGCCGCTGAGAATAGGGAAAACTGAAATAAATACTCCTCCCCGGTTTTGGCAAAAACATTATCTGGGTAGTCTGTAACGTCAAAATAAACACAGTATGGAAACGTGGGCTTATCCGGGGCCTTGTCCAAATATACCCGCCCGCCGACATCGGTCGAGAAGTCGGAGCCTAAGAATTTGGTGGCGATGGCGGTTAAGAGATTTTCCATTTATGCCACCTCCCTCACCGTGATGTCCGAATACCGTTGACTTCCTTCAATCTTTTCAATCGGGGGGCCGATGATCGCCATATACTTTGTCCCGTCCTTAATGCGCCATGAACTCAGCACGTCTGTTCTGTATCTGATCCGGTAGTTATGAATCGCCGTCCCGGTTGTCGCCATGGCCTGCACCGCTTCATCACTCCGGTGAGTCGTTTTTTTCGCCCATACGGTGTCCACTGTCGTCCAAGTGGTGACGGATGAGCCCATAGCATCGTTGGCCGTCGTCGGGGATTGAAGTTCAATCCGCCTATTCAGTTCGCTCGGGCTTGTTACTTTCAAAACTCCCACCATAGCCTCCACGTCGCCAAAAGGTTATCGATAATCGGCTTTAAAACATCATGACGGTCCCCGTGAAAGAAAACATCTTCCGCCGCAAACATGACCGCCCTTTTGATATTCTTCGGGACCAGGGCGGCGGTTGTCCAGCCCGCAACGAACCGCACCGTGATCGGATTCGAAGGGTAAAGAGTCCCACTCGGCCATGTCTCGCCATAGGGCAATACTACACGGCCTATCCTCTCCCCGTTCGTTTCGACCAGATAGTCGGTCGTTAGGGTCAAGGTCGTTTCCGTGCCGTCTTCGTCCTTCCACTTTACGGACAGCCCGGAACTCTGGAGGCATCCTAATGGGAGCTTGATATAGTCGCCGTCCGGCCACTCATTGAGACAATAGTCCCACGTCTGTGTTAAGAGCGCCCGGCGGGTGATCGTCTCAACCGTTTCCCTGCCGCCGACGATTGCATCAGTAATATCTTCATCAAGAGCCGTTTCGGTTGCCTTTAGGTGCGTTTTCATTTCCGCCAGGCCAACCGGCTCGATAATCGGCGCCACTACGAGACCCGGACCGGTTCCCGTCACCGCCGTTGCCGGAACAGCGCCTACATACAACAGCCCTTCCAGTTCGTGTTTTGAACCGTCCGATCCCACGATCTTACAGGTGATTTGATAGTCAACACCGTCCGTCAGTCCGATGCACCAGACAAAGCAGGATGACGTATCGGTCGTAATGTCCTGTTTAGCGACCGTGGTCAGAGTGGCCGTGACATCAACGCCGGTTGAAACGATCTTCGCCGACACGACAGCCGATGCTATCGTTGCCGTCCCCAGCGCATCGTCAAAGTCAAACTCCCGATATCCTTCTTCCGCCGGCTGTAGTGGTTTAAATCTGTCCATTTAATTCACCCTTGCCGATATTTTCGTAGGTCCGTCCATGGCGCTTATTTTGGTTGTGCCTTGCCTCGCGCTGATCATGGTTATCCCCTTCATCGCATGGATGACGCTGGTCGTGAATGCAGCAATCCGACCAGCCCACGATCCATCTGCCCACGAATCAGTTACCCATACCCCCGTTGTCCAGCAGGTTCCCATGCTCATGTTATACCGGTCCCCACGGGGTTGCTCCCCCGTTCCCCGTTAAGGCCACATCGTTCACTTCTTTAACATTTACCTCGGCCAGGGGATCTTTGGCCTTAAATGCATAGCAGATCCCGCCGGTATCGCCATCAACGGTCGCCTCGATATAGATGGTGTAGGTTTTGTCAACCTCAAATCCGTTGGCAACCGTGCAGGCAACGAGTTCGGTATAAAATCCGGTCGTGTTGGCAGTATCCAGTACGGCCATGGTCCCGGTCAGAATCGCCGTTGCCGTCTCATCCTCATAAACTCTGTAGGCCGGCGCCGCATCTGCATCCGTCAAGACCCCGGTATCCGCGTCATGGCATGTGA